TTCTCTTATAGATACCCTGTTTATCTCTCCTACAGGAAGGAAATCAACACCGTACTTGTCCGATATGGTTTTAGTCTCGTCCTTCCATTCTTTGTCATCACTATCTTTGACTTGCGATTGCACGCTTTTGCTAGCAGCTATACCTGGTATCATGTGGTTTGTATAAGCATCTTGCACACAACCTATCCAAAAACCCTGTCCAGGATTTCCTTCAGCAAATATTACTAAAACTAAAGACCCCGGATCAGGAGGTACGAACCAAAAACCATAACTTTTTTGGGTCTCATTAAAATCATTCGGGTCATTGCCATTTAGCGTTACATCTGTCGCGCCGTAGAATGGACTTAGATATCTAACGGCGAATATCTCTTGGTTAGCAGATTTATTGTCTACTGACTGGTTACCTATGCTCCTCAATAACTGTACTTCAAGCGAGCCCTGTTTCATAGGATCAATATTGTTTACTATTTTGGCCACGTATGGTCCAGAATTTAGTAAAGTATTAGTAGCATCAATGCTATTACTAGATCGCTTATCATCAATAGGCATCTAAAATCATCCTTGTCCAAATACCGTGTTCGCTTGAGAAGATCCAGAAACTTGCGAACGCATACGTATTCCTTTGATTACCTGTGTAAACTTGTTGTGATTAAACCTTGATTCAATATTGATAACCTGATACAATCCGCTGTATTGATCTATCTGTATCACAAACTTATATAATCCTGTAACAGGATCAAGATCTACTGGCGTCCTGAAATTTATTATTATATGCACTTCTCCGCTCTGGTAATTTATCGAGCCGTTAGATAACAGATTAGGCGATTCGGGCGCGAACAGCTGATTACCCATAGCACCGCTAGGTATGAAATAGGGATCTCCCATTATCGTCATTTCTATGTTTACCATATCCGCTGGATTTTCTAAAAGAGTTTGATAGGTTTTAACTTGGGCATTTGCAGGTAGATCAGCTCCTCCACCACCTGCTGCACGATATTGTGTTCCAGATTGTGATTGCGGTTGGCTAGCTGCGATAAATCCACCAACTCCCTGATTTAAAATCGCACCTGTTTCATTTGCTATAGTAATCTTTGGAGCAACCTGTCCTGCAGATAATCCTCCTTGGTTTGGATTTGATTGACCCGTTTGGCTTCCTAGATCCGCAGGTAGAGAAGTAAAGAATGCCAGGTTAAAACCTAAATCAACAGATAACACTTCTGTATTTTGCCCGGTATATAGATAATTATACATCCTAGTAACTGTCTCAGTTATCTGAGGATATCCTGGGGGGATCCCCCCTGGTGGTAACAATCTACTCATATGCACCTGATATGGTATTATACGATATATTGCCTTCCTACTCTGCCTACCTAACTGCGCACTTTCAGGACCATCGATTACTTGTGTTTCAATCCTAAACCAATTTATCATACCTCTAGGATCTTTTACAACATCAGCATTTGTGAGTTGATTCACTATATAATCACTTCTCAATATTACTTCTGTGATAACATCCTGTATCTTTACGTTTTGTCTAAAATTAAAAGTGACATTAGTCTTATCAACGCTCTTTACTATGTCCTGTTTATAGATCTGTTTGCTAACGTCAAACACAGAATCGTGGCTAGGAAACGACGGTATACCGCTAGTATCTAAGTTAGTAAAAATTTTTGATTGCGATATAGCATTACCACCGTTTGACGTGTCTGTTAAACTACTAGGAAAGTGTATATCAATATCGTCAGTTATTGCAGTTTCTATATCTTTAATGTCTATCTGATATTTTTTCTTCATAGCAGTGAGCAGGTTATTCTCTCCACCAGTGAGCATAGTTTTAACATCTGACCCACTTAGTTTTAGATCTGAAGGCACTGTTGTATATTGATCTCTAACTACTACCTCGTTAGCAGGAATAGCTTCGCAATCGTAAGTGCAGCCTGCAGAAGTTACCTTCATTTGAGCTTTTAGAATCGTTATCGGTAGGTATCTCGCTATCCTATTTGGTGCAAAATTATCGTCAGCTCCATATCCGTAAAACTCAATAACGAGTATGTATGGAGCTTGTTGGAAATTTGTCGTGTAGCCAGATGCTGCTGCACCCTGTTGCATAGCTATAAGGAATAGTCCCATGCTATAAGGTTCAGTTATCCTAAATGTAATCTTTGTAGCTGTAGTACTACCTGTGCGTTCATTCATTGCAGCGATGCTAGTAATCACCACATCATCAATAAAATAATCATAAGATCCAAAACTTGTTCGTACCCGTTTTGATCCATTATTACCCCAATCACCTTTAGATGATGCTAATATGTTTGTAAGAGATGCTGTATTAAAATTTCCAGAATTTTGTTGGCTCTTTGTTAGGCATGCTAAGGTAAAGATACAGTCATAGCTTTTAAAATCATTTAATGGATTAGTGCCAAGGGCAGGCATATTTGCCAAAGACGTAGTACTATTTGGATCCACAGCACTGGTATATTTAGAAGTATTAGTTACTGTATTATTATTGTTTGTACCCTGTAGGGGAGACTGGGAAACGTTGTCGCCACTACTGTTTATAGCTACTGTGTATGCACCTGTCATCCACCTAGTCCTAAATATGAGAGCAATGCTGTTTTCTTTGGCAACTGTATAGTTATACCAGCCCTAAAATCATAGATTGGATCAAATAATATATCAACATTGCGCTGTGTAAAAACCCACCATAGATGAGGATTACCGTATATGTCATATGCTAATAAATCTGGCCTATAGTTATACTGTGGTTGTATAACATATTGGAAATCATCAGAAGCTGCTGGAATTGGCCTGGGTTGCCATACCTCAAGATATAATTGATTCTGGGTGGTAGAGTACCAAGGACTAGACGGAGAATATTTCGCCATTAGATAAATCCTTTTCCATCTGGTCCCACTACTAGCTGGCCTTTAGCGAATGCATCTAGATTAAAAGATTTTATCTGTGTCCTGCTGTAGACCGGTAATAACGTTACCGTAACATCTGATAAGGTAGGAACATAACTTAGATTAGATCCATCAGTACTGCCTTCTCCTATGTATGCTGCAATATAATCAACATCTTTAGACATCGTTATGTTAAACTGTTTTACAACGACAGAGACATTATTGTATACAAAATCACCATATCCATTCAAAGTACATATAGGTGGTGGATTTCCTAGATTAGGGCCTTGACCAAAATACATCTTAGTAACTGTCCTCAAGAAATGCATCATCGATAACCAGTATGTTGCTTCTCCTTGATCTTGTACTGTAAACTGTCCTGCTATCTGTATTTCATCTACCTGGCTGTTTTTATAAGCATAAAACGGATAGTTAGTATGGGCAGTATCAATATTTTGATAGTTAGCGGTGCTGCTCATAGTGATTGTAGGAGTATATGGAAAGATCATACCGGATGTAGTAGCAAGAGGTTGGAATATCTGGCTCTCATAAATGAGCGGACATGATATCCTAACACGCCAATCCATTTCTTGCGGGCTAGTCGAAAATTGTGCAGATGCCGGAGAGTAGTCATAGTAAGATTCCGCACCAGAAGGTATGCCTTGAGAACGGTAACTACTGATAAGTAAATTTGGATTCGTGCCGACTGCGGCATTTAGGAAAGCAGATATGCCAGTACCTAACACATTAGCTGAAGCATTGAAAACATCACCCGCTGTTTGGGTTATAGTTCCGACAACATCGCTAACAGCATCGCCTACGCCACCAAAAAAATCATCTGACATGCGGTAACTCCTTGCAGATATTTATTGCAAAAATTATCTACGTATATTATAATCATAGTTTGGAGAAATAAAATAAATGGCTAAAGTAAACTATCTAAACAATAAAGATTTATTAGAAGAGATTGCTAAGAGCAAGAACAGCTATTGTAGTTTCGTAGATTCTACTTATAGTGAATACGATATCATACTGCCCAGCATTGAGAAGATAAACATACGCACTATCGCTGATGCTAAGAAAGCCCGTGCTAAGAAGCTGACCTCGAGAGAATTTGAGAGACGAAAAATAAATGGAGACAAGAAAGTCAAACTAGGCGATTGTGAGATTGATTACAAGAAGATAGAGAAAAGCGATGTTATATTCCGCATCATGACCTTTGACCATATACCTCTAGCTCCAGGTAGGAAGAAGAAGACAAAGACTGTAGCAGATGCACATGACAAAGTGAATTTTCCCCCATTCCAGCATTGGAAGTTTGATGAAAACGGTAACTTATTATGCGTAGGAAAAAGCCACTGGATAGGAGGCATGGAGAACGGATACTACAAAAAAGACCACGGTCAGTTTACTCCAAAACTAGCACGTATGTTTATGAAACTATGCGAACGCTATGCTACCCGAGGCAATGTACGAGGTTATACATACAATGACGAAATGCGTGGTCAAGCGATACTACAGCTTACACAGATTGGATTGCAGTTCGATGAAAGCAAGTCTAACAATCCTTTTGCCTACTACACTGCTGCTGTCACTAATAGTTTTGTGCGTGTGATCAATATAGAAAAACGCAATCAAAACATCAGAGACGATATCTTAGAAATGAACAACCTCAATCCTAGCTATACCCGACAGGGTAATCATGAATGGCAACTAGCGAAAGATCGAAACAATATCTCTAAAGATACCGATTAAAGACCATTGACGTATTCGAGATTCTCTGTTATATTTAGAATAGAGGTTATGCATGGAATTTTTTAAAAAAGCTGCTGTCTTTACAGATCTTCACCTTGGATTAAAATCAAATAGCAAGACACACAACGACGATTGCTTAGAGTTTATCGATTGGTTTATCGATAACGGAAAGGCACAGGGTTGTGAGACTGCTATCTTCTGTGGTGATTGGAACCATAATAGAAACAGTATCAACATCACGACTATGAATGCAGGTTTAGAAGGTCTAGAGAAATTAGGGGCTGCATTTGAACGTACTATTTTCTTCCCCGGAAATCACGATCTCTATTACAAAGATAGACGTGATATGAATTCCGTTGCGTTTGGAAAGCACGTTCCCGGAATAACCATGATTACTGAACCTGTCGTAATAGATGAGGTCGCATTTATACCTTGGCTAGTCGGAGACGAATGGCGTAAGATTAGCAAGCTAAAAAGCCGATATATGTTTGGACATTTTGAATTGCCTATGTTCATGATGAATGCGATGGTACAGATGCCAGACCACGGTGAGATGAAAGCTGACGATCTCGCTAATAATGAATACGTGTTTACTGGGCATTTCCACAAACGACAGTCTAAAGGAAATATACACTATATCGGAAATGCATTTCCGCATAATTTTGCTGATGCCTGGGACGACGAACGCGGCATGATGATATTAGAGTGGGGAGGAAAACCACAATATTTAGATTGGCCTAACATGCCAAAATATAGGACAGTAAAACTAAGCCAACTGATCGACAGCATGGACACTATCTGCAAATCAAAGATGCATCTGCGTGTCAATCTAGACATAGATATCAGTTTTGAAGAAGCTAATTTTATCAAAGAAACAGTCATGGGTAGCTATGACATCAGAGAATGCACACTGATCCCAGAAAAACGTAATCTAAGCGATATCACTAGCGATGTAGAGATAACAAAATTTGAAAGTGTTGATCAGATAGTAACAAATCAGATTATCAATATCGAAAGTGATGCGTTTGATTCTAAGACACTGTTGGAGATCTATAACAGCCTATGATACGTATCAAGAATCTAACCGTAAAAAACTTTATGAGCATCGGAAATCAAACGCAAGCTGTTGATTTCGAGAAAGAACACCTAACACTAGTATTAGGTGAGAACATAGACATGGGAGGCGATGATAGTGGTAGCCGCAACGGTACAGGTAAAACCACCATCATAAATGCTCTCAGCTATAGTCTGTTTGGTCAAGCACTCACTAATATTAGGAAAGATAATCTGATAAACAACATCAACCAGAAAAACATGTTGGTCACTGTCAATTTTGAGAAAAATGGTATCGAATATAAGATAGAGCGCGGCCGTAAACCAAATATTTTAAAGTTTTATATCAATAATCAAGAACAAGAAACAGGAGATCTAGACGAGAGCCAAGGCGATAGCAGGAAAACCCAAGAAGCTATCTATGATCTCATAGGCATGAGCCATACTATGTTCAAACATATAGTTGCTCTGAATACATATACAGAACCTTTCCTCAGCCTAAAGGCAAATGATCAACGTGAAGTGATTGAGCAGCTTCTAGGTATCACATTACTAAGTGAAAAAGCAGATCTACTGAAGGAACAGGTAAAGGCGACAAAAGATCTGATAACACAGGAGAATGCAAACATTGAAGCGACAAAATCAAGTAATGAGCGTATCGAAGCCACGATTGATTCTCTCCACATTAAAAAAAGAGCTTGGCATAACAGGCAAGAAGAAGAGATTAAAAGTATCGAAACCGCTATTCGTCATCTCCAAGATGTGGATATCGGATCCGAGATTGAGGCTCATGCTGCTCTCAAAATCTGGATCACAAAGAATGATAATATTAGAGCTGTTCATAGGGAGAAAATTTCCATTGAAAGCAGCATCGCGCAGGCAGAGAAGACGCTAGATAGATTCGTCAAGCAGCTAAAAGATATTGAGTCACATTCGTGTCATGCCTGCGGCCAACCATTGCACGAAGAGAAACAGAAAGAGATGCTTGTCAAGGCTAAAAAAGACATCGACGATAGCAGTGCATTTGTAACAGAACTAAACAACAAGCTATCAGAAGCAACAGCAGCATTAGCTGAGCTCGGTGAACTTGATCCTAAACCTTCTACCTTTTACGAAAAAATAGAAGATGCTTATGAACACAAAAGCAACCTAGATAATTTAATACATCAATACAATACAAAGAAGTTAGAGAACGATCCTTTCCAAGAACAGATCGACGAACTCGAAAACACAGCATTGCAAGAAATAGATTGGACTAAGGTAAACGATCTTACTAAGTTCAAAGATCACCAAGAGTTCTTGCTCAAATTGCTAACCAACAAAGACAGCTTCATACGCAAGAAGATCATAGATCAAAATCTCAGCTATCTAAACCAGAGGCTGACCTACTATCTTGATAAGACAGGATTACCTCATCAGGTAACATTCCAAAACGATCTACAGGTCGAGATAACTCAGCTAGGACAGGATCTAGATTTTGATAACTTATCTAGGGGTGAGAGGAATAGACTAATACTTTCGTTGAGCTGGGCATTCCGTGATATGTGGGAAAATCTATATCAGCCCATCAACCTGCTGTTCATAGACGAGCTAATAGACAGCGGCATGGACAGTGCTGGTGTAGAGAACAGCCTAGCTATATTGAAAAAGATGGCACGAGAAAGCAACAAGAATATCTATCTAATATCACACAAAGATGAGCTGATAGGTCGCGTGAATAACGTATTGCGTGTCATTAAAGAAAACGGGTTTACATCATATGCCAATTCTGTCGATATATATGAATGATGTAGGTATATATGAGTAATCGGATACGATTTGAAACCGATGACTTAAACGAACAGTTGGTGCTTGAGATGATAAAATATTTCAAGGCAAATGAGCGTTGGGAAAAAGGTGATGCAGATCGACCAGGAGTTGATGCACGCAATGCATTAGCTATGATAAGGATAATCGCTCGTAAGAAGCGTATGGAAATACAGAGGCAGAGAGCAGAAAGAAAAAAACGCCTACGTGAACAACGGAAACCAAAAAAACAAGTGGACGTACCAAGGAGTTGACGTAGAAGTTCTCCCAGATGATTGTGTGGGATTTGTTTATCTAATCACTAATACTACTACAGGCAGGAAATATATAGGCAAGAAATTAGCTAAGTTTAGCAAGACATCATACAAAGTAGTAAAATTAAAGAACGGTACTAAGAAAAAAAAGAAAATACGCAGCAAGATTGACAGCGATTGGCAAGACTACTACGGTTCTAATGATATGTTAAACGAGGATGTTAAAAAATTAGGCTCAGAAAAATTCACGAGAGAAATTTTAAGATATTGTAAAAGCAAAACTGAATTGTCATATTATGAATCAAAATATCAATTTGATTGTGATGTGTTGTTAGATGAAAGTATATGGTATAACGGATGGATTTCTGTAAAAGTAAGAAGATTCAAACTGTAATAAATATTAGTACGGATCGCGATGCGCCAACATCCATCCGTTCTAACAGTTATGAAGGAACTATCAGCATGCCTATTTACCTCTATGTGAAAACACACAACAAGACTGGGTTAAAATATCTCGGCAAGACTATCTCTAATGATCCGCATTTATATCAAGGTTCAGGAACTGTATGGAAACGTCATATTAAAAAACACGGTTATGATGTAACAACTGAAATTTTACTTGAAACAAATGATCAAAAAGAACTTAAAGAAGTTGGAATATATTATTCAACTTTATGGAATATTGTAGAATCTAAAGATTTTGCTAACATAGTTCCTGAAATGGGAGATGGTGGTGCTATGCTGTGGACCATTGAAAGTAGACAAAAAGTATCAAAAGCACTCAAAGGCAAAAAACATACCGAAGAAACTAAAAAGAAATATGCGAAGGCACAGAAAAAACAAGCACAACATTTAAGTAAAAAAACAAAAGAATATCTATCAATTCCAGAAAATTACGAAAAAAGATGTAAACAATTATCATCAATTTGGGATAATCCAATGCATCGAGAAAATATGTCTAAAAAGATGTCTTCTCTAAAATGGTGCAATGATGGAATTAAAAATTACAGAAAATCTGTTGTTCCAGAAGGAATGACGTTAGGTAAATTAAAAAAATAAACTCGCACATATATTAGGCAAAAAATAGGCTATAGGCTCTGTTTGATCGAGGCGGCTCGATCCCCGTTGAGGGCGCAGCTTCCTGCGTTCAGAAGCTCGGGTGCCACAGACAAAAGCTAACTTCAGGCTTTAAAAGATGACGGCTCTGTGAAAAAGATCCAACCGTCATGGTAAGTATTTTCGCTAGAATGGGAATAACTGCCAACCGTAACTAATCGCGAAGCTGGTGTAGGGGGTTTAAGGGTTACCGCCTCCGTTCCGAAAGGAAATCACTTTATTCTAGTATGACCGAGCAGCTCAGATAATGCTCTATCATTCCATCGCCCGGAAACGGGCGAATTATGACTTCACAGTCTAGATAATATTAAAGAAGAAAGAAAAAGTAAT